CCGCTGTAGCGCGACACCGTTTTCTGGAGTCTTTGACAAGACATTCTGGAGCACTTTTCCGGCCATTCACGGGCTCGCTATAAGCAGCTCGCGGGCGGGCGTCACTCCCCCGCCGGCGCGATAGTTCAGCTCGACGGGCTCGATGCGGGCCCAGGCGAACAGCTCGCGCACCTCGGGGCGATCATTGAGCGAGAGAATGAAACGCCCCTGAAGGCCCTTCAAGAGGCCGCTGAGGCGCTCGAAATCGGCTTCTGAGAAGATCCCGCGGCCATAGTCGTCTCGTGCCCCCAGTAGGGCGGATCGCAGTAGAAAAGCGTCCCTGGCCGGCTGTCGTAGCGCTCGATGCAGGCACCGAAATCGAGGCAGTCGATCAGCACCCGTCGAGGCGCTCGTGCGCGGCTTCGAGCAGCGGTTCGACCGCCGAGAGGCGCCAGGTCGGCCGGGCGAAGTCGGTGCCGAAGTGGCTGCCCATGCCGCCGAAGCCGGTCTTCTGCAGGTAGAGGAATCGGGCGGCTCGCTCGAGGTCGGTCAGCTGATCGGGATCGCTGGCCTTCAGCCGCTCGAAATCGGCGCGGCTGTAGAGCTGAAACTTGAGCACGTCGAGCAGCTGCTGGTAGTGGCGCTGGAGGATGCGGAAGAGGTTCACCACGTCGCGATTGACGTCGTTGATCACCTCCAGCTTCGGGCGAGCCGAGCGCCGGAAGAAGACCCCTCCCATGCCCACGAACGGCTCGACATAGCGCGTGTGCTCGATCTCGGCGATCTGCTCCGCGATGCGTCGCGCGAGGATACGTTTGCCACCGAGCCAAGCGGCGACCGGCCGGGTCGGCCGAACAGGCTCCAATCCTTTGTTCATCATTCACACCTAGGCACGCTCCCGCCGCTTGCGGCCGGGGGAGCTGGACGGCCGCGCGCGCGGCCAGATGGTGCGAGAGCTAACCTCGCGGCTCGGGCTGTTGGCGCAGCCCAGCCACCCCCGTTTCAGCGGGGGCAGTCGTTTTCGCAGGTGCAGGCCCAGCGGCTGTTGTGATCCTCGATCGCCTTCACCGTCTCTGGGCTGTCGACCTTGCTGTCGTAGCCGATCGGCGCGGCGATCCGGCAGTAGTCACTCACCACCACCGGCCCGGGATCGGTCGAACCGATCGCGCAGGCGCTCAGTGCGATCGTCATCGCGCACAGCGACAGCGCGGTCCGCTTTGCGAACCCGCTCCTCGACCTGTTCAACGGCATCGATCTTCTCCTCCAGTCTTCCTCGGCGAACATCGCCGGCCTCGCGCGGCCTGGTGATCAGGCGACCGAAGAAGCCTGCAATCGCGCGCACGGCTGCCATCAGCAGAGCGAGCGGCTGCATCACGCCGCGATCTCCTTCATCAGCGCTTCCTCATCGAGGCCGGTGTCGATGAAGAACTCCTCGCCCTGCTCGACCTTCAGCTTCTCCTCGAAGCGGTTGGCCATCGCCGGATCGGTGCGCACGGCCTTTATGATCGCCTGCTTGTCCAGCGTGACCTTGATGCGCAGGAATTCCTTTGCGCGCACCCAGCGCAGCCCTTGGAGCCAGTGGATCACGTCGCCGACCTTCACCTTGCGGGCGAACTTCACCACCGGCATGCCGAGGCGAATGCCGATCTTGGCGTTGGCGAGCTCGGCCGACTTGCGCCCGCGCGCGACCTCGCCCTGCCCGCCGGCTTCCCACCACGCTTTGATACCGGCGAACAGCGGTGCCTTCTCGGCGGCGATCTCGGCCCGGGCTTCGTCGCGCTGCTTCTTGACCGCGTCGATCGCGGCCTCGGCGCTCAGACGCTCGATCGCGTCCTTGCGCTCGAGCTCGACGAACTCGGCGATCATCTGAGTTGCCTCGGTGAGGCTGGCGGGTACGTAGATGGCTTCCTTCTTTGTGCGGGGCATGGTCGGTCTCCTGGCTGGCTACGAAATCTTTTCCACAACCGGATCAGCGCCCTTCGTTAGTTCGGCGCTCCTGCCGTTCGTGGTCTGGCGCAGGATCAGCGTGCTGGCTTCGGCAAAGGTCCAGGTTGTATCGACCGCACCGGCTTGGAAGTAATTGATCGCCCCGCTGTCGATTGTAATGTCTATTTGGGTTGCGCCATCAGGTTCCCTCAAGCGAAGCTGCGCAGCCCCGTTCCCGGTCCATTCGGCCAGCGTGCAGCGGATGCGATAGGTGCCTGCATAGAGTGCCAGGGTAAGCCGTGTTTCGTTTCCGTTGCTGGTGCGCTGCGTCCGCGCAAGGCTTTCGCTCACGATCTCTCCCGAGCCCGTCCCGAATTCTTCGAGCGTGAAGTCGTCAAAGTTCCATTCGGTTTGCGGCACCGGCGGCGTGTATTCGGTGACAGTCAATTCGCCGCTGCCGATCGCGCCCATAACCTCGATCGCCTTGCGCACATTGCCGCCCAGATCACGGTTCAAAACAGGGGCCTTGCCGCTTGTCAGCAGGGCTCCCGCAGGCGTGAAATCGCCATTCGCTGCATCCTCGAACAGGCTGTCTGCATCGCCGCCGGTTGACGTGTTCGCTGCGTTCGCAGGCGAGCCGCTGTAAAGGTGGTTTCCGACGATAACGCCTTCGGGCGCTGTGCTGGTGCCGACATCCACAATGTCCTCGGCCACGTTGTTTGCGATCAGGCAATAGGCATCGAGCGTGAGATCATCATCCCAGCGCAGCAGCAGCCGCTGATCGATCCAGCTGTTGTGCGCCAGGATTACATGGCTCTTCGCATCGTCGGCGAGCTGGCTCTCTGGGCTAAGATATTCGGCCTCGGTGTCGAGGAAACGAAAGACATTGTTGATAACGGCATAATCGTGCGCGGGCGTCGTCGATGACGAGAAGAACAACTGCCCTGCAATCTGCCAATCCTCGCCCGCGATAATGACGTTTTCCGAAAGTCCGCCGACGCGATCCTGATAGCCATCGGCGTGAATGTCGAAGTTGCATTTGATGGTCTTGGTGACATCCTTGACGCTCACCTCCAGCGCCGAGGCGTTGCCATTTGCGCCGCCGCTGAACTCTGGATCATCGCGGTCAATGTTGATGTAGTATGCAGCCAGGGTGTCATCGAGCAACGTGGCGCTCCAGCCCGCATCCTGCGCGGCGAGCGTATCGTTGATCCAGTCGACCACGTCGCTCGGCCAATAGGCATTGCCCGTTGTCCCATCCCAATCATCTTCGGTGCGGCCAACTGTCAGCGTGGCGCTGTTTGCGCCCCATTCGGCAGTGAGAACGCGGGTGTTGCCCTGGGCAATCGGCGCTGACAGCGTAGCGGTGGCCTCCACCCCGTCATAGGTGACGCTGAAGGCATCCTCGCCAAGCAGCCATGCCGAGCTGTCCCAACCGCGAACGACATTGCCCAGCATCGCCTTGGCATCGCCTGCAAGGTCTGCATAGCCATCGCGGGCGATATTGCCCCGGCAAAGCTCAGCCTCAGTGCCAAAGACGTTGGGGAGATATTCGATCTCGCAGTCGGTGAAATAGGTGGGGGTTTCGAAAAGGAAGGCATTGGCTCTCAGCGCGCCGCGCCATTTCGCATATTCCTGATCGGGATCGGTGTTGGTGAAAGTGCAGCGATCAGCCCAGAAGGGCGTGTTGGGAACACTGTGAATGCCCGTGATATAGCGCATGTCGAAGGTCAGGTTGCGGAAGGCGACATTGCCGGATCGGATGAAAAAGCGATTGGCAGCATCGCCCACATAAGATGACCGCGCCAGCGTTGCGGTGACGCCGGCTGCCCCTTCGATCATTAGCCAGTTGTCGAAAGTGTGGTTAGTGGAGTTTTCCTCGACGAGATACGTCCCGCCTTCGGTGATGCGGATGCGCGCGGCATCGGGCGTCTGGGCCTTGAGCCAGTTGATCGCAGCCTCGAGCGTCTTGTAACGCTGGCCGGTGATCTCGTCAGGCGTTGCAGCAACTTCGACATCGTGGTCGAAAAGGGCATCTCCAAAGGAATAGAGGAACGGCCCGATGACGCGGCTTTGCATCGTCGCATCGGCGGGGATCGCCTCGACATAGAGATGCGCCTTGCCGTTCGCGCTGCTGGCGCGGCCAATGTTCGCGGAATAGCCAAAGGCTAGATATTCGCTGTCATCAGCCCGCGTGAAGGTGCGCAGCGTTGGCTCGGTGACCTCAAGCGTATTGCCCTCAAGGTGGAAGCGCACGCGGTCAATGCCGCCATCGAGCGCGCCATCATTGATCGCAAAGGCCGAAACGAACACCTGATGTGTGATGACCATGCGCTGATTGGGCACGGTCACCAAGCGCACCGCAGTCTTCGCGGTCGTGCGCGTTGGGTCGCTAGGGGCTGAGGCGAACCCGCTGCCGGGCGTGCCATCCCAATCGCCGCCCGGCGCCAGGCGCGGATCGCGAAAGTTGGCAGTCCGGCGTCTCGGGCGCACATGCCTGATGCGGTCACTTAGCATCAGGAGGGCTGCCCGACTGCTGCTAGGATGGCGACAATTTGCGCCTCTGTGAACCCAGCCGCCTCAAGCGCCACTTGTGCTTGGGAGGGGGCTGGTGTGGGCGGCTCGGGCGCTGCAAAGGTCTCGCCGTCATAGGCCCAACCAATGCCCGCCGTGTCGGTGATGATCCAGCCGTTTGCCTGTGCGTTCGCCTCGTCTTTGGCGATCACAATGTTGGCGACAAGGCCGTCTTGGATAATTGCTGCCCTTACCATGAGTAGACCTCCACTCGTCCATTGCCGCCAGCGCCGCTCAACCGGTCGCTGGCAGTTGACCATACGCGCGCACCGCCACCGCCGCCCGGAGTAGCGCCTGAGCCTGCGGCTCCTGCTCCGTCGAGCCTTAGCGACGTCCCTCCCTGCCCGCCATAAACCGAGGCACCGGGGGCACCCTGCGGATCGCCGTCTGCTTGGATCCCAGCTCCACCCGTTCCGGCAAAGATGCGCGCTGGGCTGGTGCCGGAGCCGTTATCGCCAGGGCTTTGCGCCTCGCCAAAACTTCCGTCTGAAGGTGCCCCGCCGCCAGGTACAGAGATTGGCCCAAACGAAGAACTACCTCCGGCATTTCCAGGCGTGCTCCCATGGACAGGTGCGCCGCCCGCGCCCACCACAACGGCAACGGTCTCCCCGAACAGGGATGCGGGCACAATGATCTGTTTGAACCCACCGCCATCGCCCCCAAACGTACCAATTTGCCCGGTGCTCTCGGTTCGCGCTGAGCCGCTTTCTCCTGCGCCCCAGAGGCGAAGAAGGATCAATGAAATCTCATCATCGGGCCTGTTCCACGTTCCGCTCTCGGTGAAGACTTGTTCATCAGGCGGGACCACGTCTGGCATTTGAAGCCAGTCTGGCCCGTCAATCGGCTCAGTTCCCGCCGCAGCCGTTGATCGCTTGGCGAATATCCTGCCCTCGAAATCAACGCTTTCGCCGATCGCATAAAGTGTGCCACCATCATAGCCGCCTGTGTAGTTCACCACGGCATTGGCGATGCCTGCCGCGGTCTGCGCGGCCTGCCTTTCTGTCGTGGAAAGGGCCGCTTGCGCAGCAGCGAGCGCGCTATCGAGGTCGGCAATGCGCTCCCATCCTGCGGGATCTTCGCTGTATTCATAGATCCCGGAATTGCTGACCGTCCCGCCGACCACAGGATCGGTGTGTGTGCCGGTGTCGCTCGCGATCACAGTTGCCCGGTCGCCCGCGCTCATGCCGGTCGCGGCGGCGAGATCACTCCATGTCTCGAAAGGCACCGCATTTCGCGCATCCGCCACCGCCTGCGCGGCCGCCGTCAGCTGATCGCCGATCCAGCTGATCGCGGTCTTGATCTGCGCCACGAAGACGAAGAGCCACGCGAGGAAATCGTTCCAGGCCGAGATGAATTCTTCTTCGTCCTGCTCGTTGCGAAGGGGCGGCTCCTCTGGCGGATCGGTGATTTCAGGAAGGGACATTAGACAATACTCTCCACCTCTATGCGCATCTCGGCCTCGATCGGCGTCGTGCGGGTGATGACCAGGTTGTTTAAAAAGCCGAGCACGTGCGTCTCAGGCCGGTTCTCGGCGGCGGCGTAGAAGGCCGGCTTGGCTCGCTGCTCAGCGAGGCGGCGCTTGACCAGCTTCTGCTGGGCGGCCTTCACGTAGACCTTGAAGCTGACGACATCGGTGTAAGGCCGCTCGTCAATGTCGACATTGCCGAAGCCGTCTTCGTTCTTGATGCTGAAATCCTCGATTGAGAGCGACACGTCGCGGCTTGTGATGCCGAGGCGCTGCTGCTGCCCGAGAACCACTTCGCCTACCGACACGTCTCCTGGGCCGGTGATCGTGATCCGGACAGCCGCTCCAGGCAGATTGGGCAGATCCATGAACACCGCATCGGTGGCGACGTCATAGGGCGCGAAGAAGAAATCATAGACGGATTGGACTGCGCTGTTATCGACCAGCTGGATCGTGCGATCGTACAGCACGCCTTCGACCGGGTCATCGACCTCGACCCGCACGGCAGCACCCTCGATCTGGAACAGCGCAAGGGCGTTGGCGATCCGGCCCGGTGTCACCTCGACCACGATAGGGCTCGCGCGAGTGGTCTTCCGGCCGATCGTGAAATCGAACATGCTAAGGCGGTTGATCGAGCCGACCCTGATCCAGCTGCCCTCGGCAACACCCGCCGTCGGCTCGTCGGTGGTGCTGGTCGTGGCGGTAACCTCGTAGACCTCGGTTCCCACAGAGACCTGCTGTCCCTTGTTGTAGCTCCCGGCCGTCCACTCGGGCACGATCGGCGCGATCCGCTTCCAGGTCGGCGGATCAGCTGCAACGCCAGCTGTAGGCTCATCATCCGTGTTCGGGCTGGCGATCACCTCATAGACGAAGTTATCGACCACTCGCTGCACGCCAGTGTCGTAGGTCCCGGCGCTCCAGGCATCGCCTGTGGCCGGGACATTGCTCACGAGGTTGGCCTCGGTCACCGGGATCGGAACGGTCTGGATCATGCGCTCTGGCCCAGATTGAGCCTCTTGAGCTCGCTGGTGGACTTGGTGGTCTGGACGACAATCTGCTCGAGATAAGAGTTCTGGCGCATGGCCTCATTGAGCTGGCGCTGAAGCGAGGCGATCGTCTGCTTGTGCTGTTCGATCTGCTCCTCGCGCTGCCGCACGGCCTCGTCCTGAAGATTGTCTAGCGCGCGCAGCTCCGCGTCCCCCTGGACGATCTGGAATTCGAGGATCTCGATCTGCTCCTCAAGCCGTTCGCGTGCCCGTGCGGCTCGCGCCTCTTCGGCCGCCTGGGCGGCGTTCGCGAGCGCTTCCTCCTGCTCCGCGATCGTGGCGAGGGCATTGGCGGTGAGCGCCTGCTCGCGCCGAAGATCGACCGCGCTAGAAAAGCCGGTGCCGAAATTGGAGGCCGAGGAGATCAGCTGGTCGATATCGGCATTGCCGATCCGGCCGGTCTCCGCGATCCGGAAGAGCTCGCGCCGTGCGGCCGCTGCCTGCATCGAGGCGATCTCGCGGTTGTCGGCCAGGATGCCGCGCGAGGCCTGCGCGATCCGCTCGGCAAAGGCGAGCGCCTGCGAAGAGACATCGCGCACCTGGATCGCGGCGACGAGGTCCTGCTCCTCCGGTGTGATCGCGGCAACGAGCCGGGCGAGCTCGGAACGCAGCGGATCAAGCTCGCTCTGGATCGCCTGCCGCCGCGCATCGAGGCTCTGGATATTGGCGGCGAGCGCTTCGTCATACTGGCGCTGGGCCGCCGTCGCATCCTCGGTCTGCCAGATCAGGCGCTGGATTGCCTGCTGCTGGGCGGTGAGGCCGACGAGCTGATCCTCGCGCTGCATCGCCAGCGCCGCCTCGGCATTGCCCATCGCCTCGAGCGCGCGGATCGTGAGCGCGCGGGTAGCCGCGCGCTGGCGCTCGGCGGCGGCGGCCGCCGCCTCGGCCGCGCGAGCCGCTTCTTCGTTTGCGCGGGCTGCTTCTTCGGTCGCAGTGGCCAGATCCTGCGCGGCATGGATCGAACGCACGATCGCCGCATCAGTAGCTGAGAGACCCCTTAACTCGTCTTCACGGCGCATCGCCAGCGCGGCGAGGGCGTTGCCTTCGGCCTCGAGCAGCCGGATCTGGAGCGAGCGGGTGAAGTCGGCGGCGCGGGCCGCGTCCTGCGCCGCGCGCGCGGCCTCCTGGGCGGCGAGCGCCTGGTCCTCGAGCGCATGCCGGTTTGCGATGAGAGCGCGCAGGCTTTCGTCGGCCGCATCGATCTCGAGCTGGCGCACGATCGCGAGCGCGCCGACGCTGTCGCCCTGCAATTCGAGGATCTGAGCCTCGATCGTCATGCGCTCTCGCAGGAGCTCGTTGTTGGCTGCCTGGCTCTCGCCGAACTCCTCGAGCACCTTCTCGCGCTCGATCTGGTAGAGCTGCTCGAGCTGGGCATATTCGGCAGCGGATGCGCCGGCCTGATCGAAGAGGGTGCGCAGATCGTCGAACTCGCGCTCGAACTGCTTCAGCGCAAAGGCCAGCGGATCGAGCTCACGCTCGAGGCTGGCAAAGACGCCCTCGAAGGCCTGCGCCCGCGCCAGATTGGCAGAGAGGTCACCAGGCCCGGTGAGGAGGTTCTGCGTCCCCGGGCGAAGCCCCGTTATGCCGCCACGCTGGATCGCGGTCTGCAGCGCAAAGGCCAGTGCCTCGGCCTCGGTCGCGAAGGAGGGCATGTTGGCGGTGCGGCCCTGGCCGGACGTGTCGACGCGAAAAGTGCCCTTGCGCGTGCCGACGCTGATCGCCGCGAAACTCCCGATCTCGCCGCCGAGCGCCTCGGCGATGCTGCCAAGGCCGCCGATCAGGCCCGAGGCGAGGCTGTCTGCCACACCGCGCAACTCGGCATTGTCGCCGCTGATGGCGCTCTGCATCGCCTGGCCCGCAATGCCGCTGACGGTCGCCGAGGCGCGCTCCTTGCCCTTGAAGAGACCACCGACCAGCCCCCCGATCAGCCCGCCGGCGATCGATCCGAGCGGGCCCGCAAAGCTGCCCAGCGCCTTGCCCAGGAACTGCGTCGCTGCCGCACCGCCCAGCGCGCCGCCCAGCGCCGCGCCCGTGCCCGAGCCGCTCGAGCCCAGCACCGCTTGCGATGCCAGGCCACCGATCACAGCGCCCTGCACTGCGTTGGCGATCGTGTCGGACATCTCGGGGAAGGTCTTGGCCAGTTCCTGCGCCAGACTACGCGCCTCGCCGTCCCTGAACTCGACTTCGAAATCGAGAATGCTGGTGATGAGGCCGCCCGTGTTCTGGCCGAACAGGCCGCCCAGGCGCGAAAGGTTGCCCGCGAGCCGATCGATCTCGGCGTTTTGCTGCTCGAGCGCCGCGTTGGCGTCGAAATTGCGCATCATCGCATCGTGATATTCGTTCCAGCGGCGGGTCGCCTCTTCCAGCCCGAGCGCAATGTTCCTGGCGAGGAAGGCCTGCTTCTCCTGGGAGAGGGTGAACTCGGCCCGTTCGCGCTCGCTGGCGCCGATCATGTTGAATTCGCGGGCCAGCGTGTCGATCAGCTGCTCATGCTCGGCGTTGAGCGCAGCGACGGCGTCGGCGGCTTCGTTGTTCGCCTGGTTGCGGCGGCCCCAGACCGCGATCGACTGGGCGACCGAGGCGTTGACCGCATCCATGTTGTCATTGACGGCCTCGAGGAAGGCCTGCGGGTATTCCTCGCCCGCGGCCTTGCCTGCGGCGCGGCCTGCAGATGCGCCCGCTTCCTCACCCGCCTCCTTCGCGGCGCGCTCCAGAGCACGCTTCTGCGAGGCTCCCGAAAGTGCTCCAACGACCCCGTCGACATAGCCGGGCGCAAAGCTCGACGTGATCGCATTGGCCCCGGCACTACCCAAGGCCTCCATCGCACCTTCATAGGGATTGATGACCCGCGCTATGCCGCCAAGCACAACGTTCGGAATGTCGGTGCCGAACGCGGTGTTAAAGGCGTCGACCATACCATTGAGCGGAGCCTCGGCGGCGCCCAAGAGCGTGTTGAGCGCATCGATCGCGAGGTTAACCCCGCTCCAGAAGGCATCCCCGATCGCGGGACCGATCTTGTCGTAAGTCGCCGCAACCGTGCGCGGCACGACCACGACGATACCGATGATGATATCGATCGCCCGCTTCGTCGCAGCGACAACCCAATCCCAAACTTCGCCCGCCGTGGTGCCCATGGCTTCAAAGCCGGCGGCGACCTGCTCCTCCAGCGCGGCGCTGACCACGTCATAGGCGCCCAGCAGTACGTCCTGCCAGGTGACCGTCACCTCGCTGTTCTTGTTGATTTCTGAGGTCACCAGCCCCACGCCGACGCCCAGCACACCAGCTGCGGCAGCGGCGGCGAGGATGAGCGGATTGGCCGCGAGGAAGCCGACCACCATGCCTCCGACCTGCTTGACCAGCCCGCCGACGCCCAGGCCAGCTTGTCCCATGATCCCGGCGATCTGGCCGCCCTGCTGGAGGAAGACCATCATCGGCGGCTGCCCTGAGAGCAGCCCCATCGTCACGTCCTGGAACTGGAAGGCGAGGTTCTGGACGTGATGCCCGGCAAGCTGCGAGGTCTTGCCGACCTTGGCGATGTTGTCGTTCGCCGGAGTGAGCCCGCGCTTGACCGCTTCTTCGTAGGCCGCGCTTGACTGCCTGACTGCCGCGGTCGCCGCCCGCTGCTCGGCCTGGACGAGCGACAGCTCGGTCTTCGAGACCAGCAGCGCCTGGTTGTAGGCCTCGAGGCTGATCTCGCCGGCATTGTACATCGCCTTCGCCTCGGCGATCTCGGCGGTCGCCTGCGACTGCGCCCTGGCGAGTTCGCCGATCGAGGCATCCGCGCGCTGATAGGCCGCGGCGAGCTCGGCCGCTTCGTCCTTCGCGCCCTCCATCGCACGATCGGCGGTCTCCAGCGCGTCGACCGCGCCGCTCGAATCCCCGGAAATGACAAGGCTGGTGCGCAGCGCCATCAGACCCTCATCCGCTCGGCATGTTGAGCTGCTCGCGCGCGGCCTGCTCCATCACCTGCAGATCGGCCCAGGCCTTCTTCTTCAGCTTGGGAAAGCGTGCGCGCACGGCGGTGTAGTCCAGCCCCAGCCAGTGCAGCCGGGCGCTGGACATCGAGGTGAGCGGCACGACGCGCCACTGGGTCGCGACCGCAAGGAAGCAGACAACGATGTCCCAGTTCTCCGGCCATACCTCGAAATGCTCCTCGTCGATCTCCTGACTGGCGCTGAGGACCTCCTCGGGCGCGCCCCAGAATTCGAGATCGGCGGCAAGGTCATCGTCTCCGGCAGGCGTGCGCACGCCGGCCCAATGCCGTGCCGCCTCCTCTAGTTTCCCTTCCGGGCCCTGCTCGTGTTGCCGAAATAGCCCTGGATGAGCGCGAGCCGCGCGACCGGGTCGTTGATCACGTAGTCGCGGACCTCGTCGTTGTAGGTGATCGGCTCCCCGTTATCGTCGACCAGATCGAAGAGCTCGACGATGACCGCGCGCAGGAAGTCTGTCGTGCCTTCGCTGGTCGCGAGATCATAGGTGTCGAGCGCATCTGTCGGGAGCACCCGGAAGCGCGCCTTGAACCGCTCGTCCTTGTGTCCGCCATCGACCGGCACACGCGCGGTGAGCCGCGCCGTGAACTGGCGTTCGCTTGTCGAAACCTTGAAGCCCATAGCCTTATCTCCTCAATGACCGGCGAGCGCCGGCGCCATTCATGAAAGCGTGATCTTGAAGCCGTCGTTGCCCTCATCGGGCAGCGGGTCGAACGACAGCGGCCATTCCACGATGTTCTGCTGGTTGGCGTATCCGGGCCGGCGCTGCTTCGCGCGCGGGATGTCGATCTTGACCCGGGTCGCAGCGACGGTGCCATGCACCAGCGCAATCGCCACCGGATCGCCATAGGGCGCGGTGTAGGGATTGTAGGTCGCGACCGGCACGGCCTCGACGGTGCAGCTTGCGCTCTCGATGGCATCGACGATCTCGATGGCCTCGTAATTGATCAGGAAGCGTCGTTCGACCTGCGCGCCGCGGTTGAGCTCGAAGGTCCGCATCCGCATGGCCACTCCTCCAACCGTGAAGGTCGGCGTGTTGGCCTTCGTCGCGGCCTGCGGCGACTGGAAGGCGGAGAGATCGACCGTCGGGGCTGCCGTATCGGTCGGCTGCACGAACAGGCCGGTGAAGGTGAAGCGCCAGACGGGAATCCCTTGCGCGTTGAGCGTCGCCACGAAGGTGCCGCGCGTGCCCAGTAGCTTGTGCAGCGTGCCGTCGATGTTGATGTAGATCGTGCCCGATTCGAGGCTGTCGGTGACCGGGTCGTATTCGACCGAAGTGTCCGCCGTGATCGTCTCGGCCATCGCGCACATGCGCATGAGCACGCCCCAGCCCGGCGCCGTGCCGAGCTCGCCCGAGCCGACCATCTCGACATCGAAGGTGAGCGTCGCATAGAGGCCAACGACGATCATTTCCTGGCCGCCGAAATAAGGGCGCTCGATGTTGCGCGAGACATCCTCGCCTTCCATCGGATTGAGCGTCACGTTGGTAGCGAGGATCGCATCCGCACTGCCGGTCGGCGTCGGATCGGTGCCGTAGGTCTCCTCGATCTTCGCGAGGATCGCCTTCTTCTTCCAGTGCATGGCTTACTTCTCCTTGCCGGGCTTGGCGGGTGCCGATTGCGGTTCGGGCTGAGGCTTCGGAGCGGCCTCGGGCTCGGGCTTGATCTCGGCGCCGATCGCATCGAGCGCCGGGCCATTGCTCGGCCGGGTGTGCGCGGTGCGCTTCAGCGAGCCCGAAGTCTGGCGGACATAGCTTCCGCCCGCTCGGGGGCGCTGCTGGTTACTGGGCGGCGCGGGTGTGGTGGTCTTGCTCATCAGTCGTTCCTCAGGCGTTCGTCGAGTTGGAAGTCGATCTGGTAGACGGCCGCGCTGCTGACGAAGCCGACAAAGCCGGCGCGCGCGAGGCGGAAGACGCCGCCAATTTCGCCGCCCGGGCTCCAGCCCAGCACGGCCTCGAGCACGGCGGTCACCAGGGTCTTGATCTTTTCGCCGGCCTTACCGCCACGCCAGTCATCGCCGGCGCGCTCGAACAGCACGATCGAGACCGTCTCCGAATAGTGCTGGGTGAACCATCCGGTGCCGTAGTCGGCCGCACCTCCGGCGAGCTCGCCGAAGAGAGCGAAGGCATAAGGCGTCCGCTCCGGCGCCTTGCCGTCCTCGGTGAGCTGGGCAAACTGGGTGGCGCTCCCGAACCGGCCGGTGAGCGCGGGCACCTGTGCCTCGATCCGCTCCGCAACATCGGCGGCATGGTCCATCAGATGAACCCCTTGAGATTGCCTTCGGTGAAGGGCCGCTCGCGATCATTGGTCTGGACGCCGGACGCGCCCGAGCTCGGCGGCTCGATCCCGGCCGCGCCAGGCAAGCGGATCGTGCCTTTCGCGATACGATCGAGATCCGCGACGGCCGACTTGTAATCCTCGGCGATCTTCTCAGGCGCCGAGTAGACATGCAGCTTGTAGATCGTGATCGCCTGGGCAATCGGCACGAGCAGCGCGGGCAGCTCGGCCAGCGGCAGCTTGTAGCGCGCGGCGAGATAGCCATCGATCATCGCATCGGCATTGGCGAGCTCGCGCGCGACCACGTCCTCCTCGATCTCGCCGGTCGGCGGATCGGCGCGGTCGGTCAGCTCGATGAGCATGCGCTCACCATGCTTGTCGACCAGCTGCTGGAGGGTGGCGTAAGGCATCGCTGAGGGCTTCCTCAGTCGGCTTTCACGAGCTGCTGAAGGCGCTCGATGAACGCATCGAGATCGCTCTCGTCGCCTTCGATCGCGCAGGTCAGTGCAGGCTCGTTGAGAATCGCAAGGAAGCGCTCGGCCCCCTCGCGGTTGTTCGCGAAATCGAGGAGAGGCAGCCGGGCCGGTTCCTGGTCGAAGCGATGGCCGCCGCGGCGAAAGCCCTCCTTCGGGCCGATAACGACCAGGACGGGCGGCTCGGCAGCGCCAGCCTTTGAGCCGGGCTTCGACTGTTCGACCCCGGACTTGCTGCCTTCGGGCGCCTTCGCGGTTTCGGCGGCAGACCCTTCGGTCTTGCCCTCAGGGGCCTTAGCGGCAGTGGGTTTGCGGGCCATGACGTACTCTTCTGATCGTGGAACGGAAAAAGCGGGTGAGGCTGGCCGGGGAGCTTGACCGGCCAGCCTCGGGTGATCGCTTAGGCGAGCCAGGGCACCACGAGCAGCTCGGCGGTGTCCTTCCACTCGTTGGTCTCCCCGCCGCTCGCGAGCTCGCTGTTGAGCAGCTTGCGGCCCGCGCTTTCGAGGCTGGGGGGCACGACGAGCAGGTTCGGCATGATGCCGAGCGGACGGCCATAATCGCCCTTCATGCCCATCAGCGCGGAGCGCCCCGCGGCATAGGCGGACGCGTCGAGCGTCTGCTTGGAGCCATAGGCAAACTGCCAGAAGCCGTAGCCCACGTTCATGCGCGCATCGGCACCGTAGAGGTATTCGTTGCGCATGAAGGTGTTCTCGTCATCCGAGCGGTCCTTGGAGACGAACTCGAATTCCTTGCGCACCTGCAGGATGATCGGCTTGATCACCTGGCTGACGTCCATCAGGAACCACGGCGTGCCCGAGCCGCCGCCGGTGTTCGACACCGACTGGGGCTCGCCGGCCGCATCGAGCACCGGGTGATCGGCGTCGAAGAAGTACTGGCCGTCGTAGCACTCGGTCGTGAAGCCCGCAGCAAGCAGGCCCCAGATCAGCTGCTCGGGCTTGGCGACGGTCGAGCGCCCCATCTGCTCGAAGCGCATGGCATAATGGCCGAGATTGTCGGTCTCGATATCGTCGCGATCGACACCCAGCGTGAGCTCGAACTTCTTCTCCTTGATCGTGTAATCGCTCTCGGAGAGGTTCTGGATGACGCGGTCGCCGATCCATTCGCGCACATCGGGCAACTCGCCCAGCCAGCCATAGGTCTGTTCCTTCTGGCTGGAGGGCACGCGCGTGGCGATCCGTTCGGCCTGGCGCGCAGCCATGCCCTGAATGCCGCGCTGATAGGCGGCGCTGTAGCCGGTGCGCAGCGCGGTGAGGTTGGCACTGTTGATGATCATGAGTGTCTAGTCCTTCTCTCGCGCCCGATCAGGCGCCTTCGGGCAGCGTGATGCCGTCGACATAGGTGCGGGTGAGCGCCTCATCGAAGCGGACCCAGACGCCCTGGGCGTCCACATCCTCGACGAAGCCGGCGGGCGAGCGCGCGGCGCTGCCATCGGTCTTGGCGACGGTCTCGTCATCGACGATGAAGCAGATATCGCCGATCTCGGCCTTGGTGATCGCGTCGGTCGAGGCAGAGTTGTTGAAGCGGAAGATCCCGGGCCGGAAGGTGACCGTGAGATCGCCCGCATTGCCGCCCGAATTGTCGACCCGCTCTTCAGCGCGCCCGGCGCCGACCGAGCCGGTCGCGGTCGCACCCTTGGTGATGTTGCCAGCAGCGTTGCGCATGACGAGCGCGCCGGCATAGATCAGCACCGCATCAGCGGCGCCGCTCTTCAGATGACCCTCGATAAGGGGCGTGTTGCGGTCTGCGGAAAGGGCCATCAGGCTGCCTCCTCTTCAATGCCAAGCTCGGCCATACGGGCCGCCTTGAACGCCTTGGGATCGAGACCCATCAGCGCGATGACGCTCTGATCGGCCTCGGTGATGTCAGCCGAGGGCTTGGGCCCGCTGCGCTCCTGGTGAAGCGCGGTGCCGGCGACCTTGGCCATGGCGCCGATCAGCTCCTCGGTCCCTTCCGGGTCCTTCTGGTGCATGGCGATGTAGCGCTCGCGCAGCGGCTTCACGCCGACGCGGCCCTCAGCGATCGCCTGGTCGACGAAAGCGGTGGCAGCCTGGAGCGCGATACCTTCCTGCAGCGCGTTGAGCTTGGTGGTGGTGGCGGTGAGCTCGGACTGCAGAACCGTGATCGCATTGTCGTCGCCATCTGCCTGGAGCGCGCCGATCCGCTCGACGATCGCGTCGGTCGTGACCTCGCCCTGGAGCGCCAGCGCCTGGCCGATCGGAGCGAGCGCATCAGTGAGAGCGCTTTGCATCGCTTCCTTGTCGGCGTCGGCGCCACCGCCCTTCTTCATCTTGTGGATGGCGGCGAGGATCATCTCCTCGTCGGCGTCCTCGCCCAGGCCCAGTGCCTCGGCGATCTTCTTCATCATCTCCATGGGGTTTCCTTCAGCATGCAGGGCTTCGAGCCCCTTCAGGTTCGGTTGATTGACGAGGCTCGCGCGCCGGATCGCAAGAATGCGCTTGTCGCGGTCGTGGGCGATCACCGGGCTGATGCCGCGATAGGCCTTGTCGGCGCGCAGCTGCTTGCCGGTCTCGGTCCATTGCACGAGGCCCCAGATCCCGTTCGCGCGCGCTTCGAGCCGGTTGATCCAGCCGCGCGCCGGGGCGGGCTCGCCGCGCGGGGCGGCAAGATCGGTCGAATGGCACTCGTCGAGCACCAGGCTGTCGCCTTCGAGCAGGCTGCGTTCCGCGAGATCCTGATAATCATCGACCAGGTAAGGCCCGCGCCCGTCCGCGGTGTGCACCTCGCCGCCGCCGGGCAGGAGGTGCAGCCACTCGCTGCCATCCTCCGGCATGGTGGCCGGAAGCTGGCTCGCTGAGCACAGGGCAAGGGATGAGGTCTGCGTCGTCACCCCGCCTCAATGGCAGGGCGCGAGGGGCCATGTTATGCCCGCGAAGTCGGGCGGCGCTCGATTGTCGGGGGATAGCGACGGCCGGATAGATCGGCGCCGCCGCGAATCCTGAGTGCCAAACTTCGGCGGATAAGAAAAGGCCTGCCGGTCGGGCGGGCAAAATCAAACCATCTTCTTTGCCACACCAAGCGAGTGTAGACTTCCGGCAGAACTTCAAGGAAGAGATCGCCAGGGGAAGCGTCAGGCTGATGATGTTGCAAGATGGAAGAGGTTGAGAAGCGTCAGCGAGATCGAGTTGGTCCTTGGTCTTGGCCTTGGTACTTGATCATCGCTGCCAGCCTGATCGTGGCTTTGCTGAGCATCCAGACCTTGGTTTACCGAAGCGAAGCCCGGTTCCAAACGACTGCCCTCGAAAGCTCAACAGCAAGCCACATCGCTCGCGAATGCCGTTCCGGCCCTGGGTATGCCAGGTGTCGGCGTGAGATCGAACAAGCAGCTCGTGAGGAGCAACGTTCTAGACAGAACTTAAGTAGCCAACTCATCACCGCTCTTTGGACGTGGGTGATGGGCGCAGTGGCGGTTTTTGGCGTAGCCCTGAGCGCAATCGGCATATACCTCATTTGGCAGACCTTCAGAGAAACGCGCCTGCTGACGACTGAGACAGCCAGGGCTACGGGAGTGATGGACCGCCAGAACCAATGGACCGAGAACTCTCAACGCCCATGGATCAAGGTCGATTGCGAAGTCGAAAAAGCAGAAATTGTCGGACCATCGTTCGTCATTCGGTGCAAAATAACAGCGACCAACATAGGCAAATCAGTCGCCGAAAATTGCGGCGCTCGGGGCCGGATTATCGATGGAGTTGCGAGCGGAGTGGTTGGGAAGAAAGTCGAGGAGTTGCGCCAAGAAGCGCGGAAGGCATCTCTCGGGGAAGCTGGCGAGGGACTCAGCCCGTACCCTCTAATTCCAGGCGAGTCAGTGGATTTCTACGCTCAGACTCAGCAGTTCTTCGCTGTTTCGGCCCGAAGTGGAGACGTTACCCGGCGGATCATACTCACGCTCTTCGTCGCAGTTCGCTATTGCCTGCCTGGTGAGACCATTATGCGCGAAACCGACCGGACTTTCTTTTTGTGCTACGGTGCCACCGAAGACGATCGAAACGACCCCTTTAGCGACTACGGTATCCCAACGCCGGTCCCTCGGGATCTGAGCACAGAGACCGTTTTCTTAGCCTCAGGTGGGAGCAATCGCACCACTTAGACCTCCTAGCAGGCCGAGGCTATTCGCCGAGCACCTTGCCAGCATACTCATCTGCGATCTCGGTGATCGCCTCGCCATCCTCGCGGCTGATCCCGAGCCAAGGCCGCGCCGGGATCGTGCCCCAGGGGATCGGCCGGCCGAAGCGATCGCGCCCGAAGGCGCCCCTGGCCGCCCCGCTCTGCATCACGCCCGAGTAGATCAGCGAACTGCCGATCACCACGCCGTTGCGGCTCACCATGCGCTGGATCTCGCGCCGCAGCCTGCCGATCAGGTAGAGCGGCTTCGTAAGCGCCTGCCCGCCATAGCCGCGCGCCTTGTAGCGATCGAGCGTCGACTGCTTCTTCGGAGCGAAAGGCGTGCCGTCCGGGCTCACGCCCTCGATCATGCGCTGCTTGGTCGAATCGACCATGTATTCTGCGATGTCCTCGTAGAGCGGGGTCGCGTCCTCCAGCGCGGCCACGGCGCGCGCGATCGCCTCGCGGCTCGCTCCGATGTTGAACTGGGCGTTGAAGGCCATTAGATCAGGCCTTGCGATGGCATCGGCCACCGGGGCCTAGAGCATTCGGGACTTTTCGGACGTTTGGTCGGGGCCATCGCTTCATCTGACCTTTCCTGCAATGTAGAAGCTCAAAAGCGCGAGCGAGCGCCGGCCGCCGCGTATTTCGAACACCGCTTCATAGATTTTCGACCCAATCGCCTTTCGATAGACCACGCGATCAAGGCCTCTGCTATTGCCGCCCGATCGAATGGTATCAGGATCGCTTACCAGGGCAGGAAGCACGGCAAAGTCGCTTGCAGAGATCGGGGTGTCGTCTTTCGATCCCGGTCCGTGCTCATTGCGGATATGCGCTGTGAGCTCAGCATCGAGCGCAAAATCGAACCGCCCCCGGCTCGAAAGATCGCTGCCAAGCAAGCGCTCGATCTCGCGCACCTGGTCGCTGGGAAGCATACCAAGGGTGCGAACGCGAGGGATCGGGCGGCGGTCTTCGTCACCGCCTTCGCTGCGCTCGAAGACGCGTTGGGCGAAACGACGCATGTCATCCGCTGTTGAGGAGAGGTCGCGATAGGCGGCGCTCAGCGCGTCGGCGCGTTCGGACGGCAAATCCTCAAGGAAAGCGGTCGCGATCCGGTTATCCCATTTGTTGAGCTTGCGAGCGAACGCCTGAACCTCGTCGGCGACGCTCGCGCCGGGCGCATAGTCCCAGCCGCGCCCGACGCCGAACGGCGCTCCGGTGCGCGGATCGATCCGGTCCCAGCCATCGGGCAGCTGCTTGTCGGGCTTGCCACCCATTCGCCGCGCCGCCGCATCAGAATGCGCGCCAACGACATAGCAGCTGCAGCCCCAGTCGGAGGGCGGGTAGAACGTGTTCCAGAAGGGGTGATCGGGCGGAAGCATCAGTCCGTTCCAGGCGAGGTGCTGCAGGCGCGGCTCGCGGCTGCCGCCGTGGCGATAGATCCACCACTTGAAGTTGCTGGCCTTGAGCTGGGCGTATCGCCCCGCGGCATAGGAGCTGTAGGAATTTGTGCGAAGGATCGTCTTGACCCGCCATGCTTCGCCCTGGACGGTGCCCTGGCCGGTCCAGCCGTTCCAGCCGTGCCGGCGCACGATCGCATCGAAGTCGCGCCGGAATTCCTCTATCCCGCGCCCCTCGCTGATCGCCTTGTCGACCGCGGCAGCGAGATCGGTCAGCAGGTCCGCCTTGATGGCGCCTGCGACCATGAAGCCATGATCGTGCGCCTGCGCGAGCATGTCGTCCCAGAAGCGGGTGGGCACGAGATTGCCGAGCTTGCGGCGGAAGTAGGCGATCTGCTCGGTGAAGGGCCGGGCGAATACGCCATCGACGGCTGAGGGCTGATCATCGGCCATTGGCATGCCCTTCAATTACCCCTGAGCGCCAAATAAGGGCTCTAAGGACCCCCTCGAGCGATTTCCGGCTGCATCGGGACGGGCGGAGGCGTCTGTCGTCCATTCTCGCGCCTCCTAAGCCGAATGGTCTGATCCGGCTTCCGCCTGGTCGATGATATCGCTTCGGCCAGCCGCTTCGGCAGAAGCAAGCCCCTCCTCGATCGCGCGGCCGATGGCGTCGCCGTCAAGTTCTCCGAAGGCATTGGCGAGCATCTCGCGCAGCTCTGCGAGATCGCTCGCCTGCTCGGTCATGGCGCGGATCGTCTCGGTCATCTGGCGGATGAACGGCGCGACCTCCTCGCCGAGGCGCGCGGCGATCAGCGAGGCCGGGTCGGCGCGCGGTGCTTCGGGCTCGCTTTGCTGCAGCGCCTCGCGCGCAGGCTCGTCAGCCACCGGATCGATCGGCGCCGCAGACGCTGCCGGCCTGGGGGCTGAGAGCAGCTCTTCGCCCTCATCAGGTTCGGCCAGGCCGAACTTGTCGCGGATTGCGGCCTGGCTGATCCTCAGCCCGCGATCGATGAAGGGGCCGAGCGCCTCGGCGAGCAGCTTGAGGTCCTCTTCCTGCGGGCGGGCGATGACGATCCGGGGATAGGCTCGTCCAGGTCCGAACTCGAGATCGCACCAGGGACGCACGAGATCCCGATTGAGGGCCGCTGAAAGCGCCTTGCAATCAGCCTTCTCGATATCCTCGCGCACGTCGTTGTGCACGTTTGCCTGGCCGGAACCGAGCCCGCCGGCCTGCGCATCGGTGGTGTTGGTCTGGCCGAGCACCGCCTTCGAGATCTGGCGATCGAGCCAGTCCGAGCGTTTCTCGTAGAGGTCGGAGCCGGCCGTCACGTTCTTCGCCTCGACGAACTCGATCGCCATGCCGTCGGGAACGATCGCGGCGCAATCGCCCGCGATGTTGGCGACCGCCCGGAACAGGGTCGCCTTGTCATCCTCGGTCGCGCTCGAATTGTATTTGCCGATGCGCACGGGTTGGCCATAAGTCTGGGTGAAGATCGCCCAGTCGCGCTGGGTGAAGGCCTTGAACAGCCACGCCCAGGTTGCAATCCGCGCCAGGCCCGATCGGATCGGCAGACCCGACTTCGCCTTGACGCTGAGCTGGATGAACTTGAAGGCGGGCAGCGGTTCGTCGACGCCTCTGCCATCGATCCCGCCGCGCAGGAGCGGAGTGCGCCCGTCTCGATCGAACCGGAAGAAGCGCGGATCGCGGTGCTCGAGCCGCTGGGGCCGGTACTGGCCCATCGAGTGCTCCCAGATGATCTCGGTGAAGGAGACGCCCTTGCCGATCGCATCGAGGATATCGAAGGTCTCGTCGGCGAGCTCGTCACGGGTGAGCCAGTCGCGCACCATGTCGGCGCGTCGCACGTCCTCGGCGCGCTCGCTCGCGGCTTCGACGGTGACCTCGACCTGGCTGACCGCGCGCTTGCGGGTGCCGAGC